ATGAAAAAAATAACTTTCCTTTTTATAGCCCTGGTACTTCTTTGCGGATGGGGCGTCAATGCTTCCGTATCAGGAGATTCCGTTCAATATGATGTGGTAACCGTTGAAGAAAATGATACATTGTGGGATATAGCAGCCCGTCGTGTAGATAATACGAAGGATATCAGACAGGTAGTTTATGACATTGAGCAGTTTAATCACATCACAAATCCCGGCCAGCTGGAACCGGGGATGAAAATCAAGATTCCTGTGGATTTATAAAAATATAAATTTCTTAAAAAAAAGCAAACGTTTATTCTTTCGGTGAAAATCTCTACCAAAAGAATAAACGTTTGCTTTTTATTACGTTCCAGAGAAACAGGAGTTTTTATTTCCTCCGCTATCAAATCAAAGCCTGCTTATTCCCACAAGCATAAAAAGAATACAAACAAATATTCTTTTCACAAAGAAATTATTTAAAAGAATATCTGTTTGTGTATTCAAGACAGGTGTATCACTTTGGCTGATTAAAAATCTTATCAATGGGGTTATTGGTAAACAGATCGGCCTCATTGATATAACGCCGGACCATTTCTACCGAACGATGACGGGTCTGTTTCATAATGAGCCGTTCTTCCACCCCCTGAAGTGCCGCATACGTAGCAAATCCATGGCGAAGACTATGAGCACCATACATTTCTGGATTTAAACCAATGGAAGCTGCATATTTTTTTACAATCAGATTGATACTCTTGTCACTGAGCCGACGGGAGGAAACCTTCCCATTTTTCAGAAAACTGCGAAACAGCGGACCTGATGTAATACCGGCCGCCGTCAGCCATTCCTGAAGGGCGTGGATACAATCCATGGAAGAATGAGACAAATAGGGGATGCCAATCTGCTGTCCTGCTGAGGTCTGGTCAGTCTTGGAATGGCGGATAGTAACCACAATGCCCTGGGGGTACTTCCTAATATCCTCCACATCAAGGCCTGCCAGCTCGCTGCGCCGGAAAGCACCCATAAATCCCAAAAGCAGAACCGCCCGGTCGCGCAATGCCTGAAGAGAAGTTAAATCCATGCGATGAATCATTTCCTCAATTTCTTCCCAATAAATAGGAGTTTTCCCTTTCTGTACAGTCCCTTTCAAACGAGTAAGACCGATGAGAGCTTCCTTCACAATCCAGGCCCGGCAGGGGTTTTCCACATGGTCCCCGGAAGCATTATAATTTTCAGAAATGGCGCTGATCCGCCGCCGTATGGTAGAAGCCTTGGCATAGTCTGCTAAATCATTGATATAATTCACAATGGTTTCCGGTTGAGCCGGATAAGAGGTCTGATGATGATACCGGCACCAGTCGCAGAAATCATTCCAGTCCGATTCATAAGCGTCAATCGTATGATTCGCCTTTGTCACCGAAAGAGAATTCATACTTTTGTCAGAGAGGCCCTCACTTTGCGAATTTCTGCTGAAATCCCGCAGAAAAAAATGATTGTCCATACAATCTCCTTACTGATGAAATAGTGTCCATCTTTGCTTTTTTACTATTATACCATCTTTAGAAGAAAATAGGTTCCGATAACATTAAATTAAGAAAAAGCACCGATAAAATCTAGCTAAATCGGCCCTATGTAGGCCAAATGGTAGGCAATGAAATTGACCGCCTACCATTTTTGCTTTTAATTATGAATTGTTCCAAAAGGAAAGTTTTGATAAAAAGTATCCGGAAAAGAATAGTTTTTATCAAAACTTTCCTCGAAAACGGAAAAGTTTTGTGCAAAAGTAGTCCAAATCGGCATACCTTTGATAAAAAGTATGCCAAAGAGCTAAAGTATATCTTCCATTTTGTCGGCTGCTTTCCGGGCCTCTTCCTTAGTGACTGAGTAGTAGATATTGGCTGTTGTTGTAATACTTGAATGGCCCAGACGCTTAGCAACGTATTCCAGGGGAAACTGGCCCGATGCTATAAGCCTGGTAGCGTGGGTATGCCGAAAGGTATGGAAAGAATGGCCGCCGAAGTGATGCTTACAGAATTTTTCAAAAGCTCTTATGTCATTGGCAGTCATCTGGCTGCCGTCCTCCCGGGTGCAGACATAGGGGGAGGGGATGTAGTCGTCCTCCCAGATTCCTACATTCTTCTCCTGCCAGCGTTTCTGCTTGACCAGGGCTGACATAAGGCGCTGGCCGAAGCTGACCTGCCTATAGCTGCTCTTAGTCTTTGGGGCATTCACTGCATCTGCGTACTGCGTTTTATTGACAGTGATTGACCGGCCAAAAAGATCTATATCTGACCACTTGAGCGCCAGGATTTCCCCTTTGCGCATCCCTGTGTAATACGCAATCCGGATGGGGATATAGAGCTTACAGCCTTCCGGGTAAGCAGCAAAGAGCTGGTCCAGCTCATCCTGGCTAAAGACCCCGGGGGAAGCAGGAGCTTCATCGTATCGAGGGATGGTGACACTGTCTGCAGGATTTACCTGGATGTACTCGCGGTTGGCGACGGCCCATCTGAGGCTCCCTTTTAAGACTGCCAGTACAACCTTGACCGTGGATTTCGCGGCGCCTTCCTGTTTGAGCTGCAGGAGCCAGTCTTGGAGCTCTCTGGTAAGGACGCTCCGGAGAAGCCTGCCTCCAAAGGCCGCATCTATATGGTTATGTACGATCTGGGAGTAGAGGGTATAAGTGGCAGGCCGGCGATTGACATTTACCTGCTTTTCCAGCCATTCTTCCATAAAGTCATGCACCGTAATATTTTCCGGTTTGACGTAAGCGCCCGTGGCGTCCGCTCTCCGGATATGAGCACGAAAGGCCTTTTGGGCTTCTTCCTTTGTAGCGCCTCCCGGCTCTTCATGCCTATGCCTTTTTCCGGCACTGTCGCGGTAACTGATGATATAAAACCATTTCTTCCCCCGCTTAACAAAAGTTGCCATGTTTTCTCACTCCCGTTCATGCCATAATATAAAGTTATCCTCCAATTTGCCATCGTCGGCAAAATGGTACTTGAAACTGCTTGCAACAAACTTGCAACCGAAAAGGCCCCATAAAAGCCCATTTTGTGGGCATTGGCAAAATAATACTTGAAACCAACTTGAAACCTGGTAAGTTTCAAAAACCATGAAATCCAAGACTTAACAGCCGCTAAGTTTCAGAAATAGCCATTTTGCGGACGTCCGCAAAATCATCCTCCATCAACCTGTCGGAAATCCCGACAGGTTATTTTGAACTGTTCGGAAATGCCGAACGGTTGAAAAGGTGCGTTCGAGGAGCTCGAAGCGACTTTTATTAGATTAGTATGAGAAATTAGTATTTCCGGCGGATTTCTTCAACCTTGCCAATGATTCGGACGGGAAGCGATTCAACTTCATGGGCATTATAGAAATGAGGGGGATAGACAACAGGATTGAATCCGATAAGAGTGATGCCGCTCTCATTCTTCTGTACTTTTTTCACTGTAGCCTCATTACCATTAACTAGGACTATGCAGATGTCCCCGCTGTCAAAGTAGTCCTGCTTGTGTACAATGACCAGGTCGCCTTCCCGCATTTCCGGCTCCATGCTGGCGCCCGTGATATGGAGGGCATAATAACTGCCATCTGCAGCGGAGGGATTCGTAACCCGGATATAGTCGGTTATGTTTTCGATAGCATCTATTGGAGTACCGGCCACTACCTTGCCCACGACAGGAATTCTATAGACGTTTACCTTATTATCCAATTCCTTGACGGAATCCGGAAATAGAAACGTAGGATCTACATGTAAAGCCATGGAGAGCTTCAGAAGATTCTTCTGCTTAGCTATGTAGTTCCCAGAGAGATACCGGGAAATCGCAGAATTGCTTATTCCAGTTTTAGCAGAAAGCTCTGTAGCATTGATACCTGCTCTTTCCATAGCTTCTTTGAGTTTATCAGCGAAATTGTTCATAATGAGCACCTCTTCTCTCGATTTCTTATCTATATTATAAGATGGGATTTGTCAATTAGCAAATAATTTTTGTTTAAATCAAAAAATCTATTGCTTTTTGGCAAAAATAGGCTATAATAGGTATATAGAAATTTGCCATATGGCAAAAGGAGGTGAAGGAAATGGAGTTCGATTATAGTACACTGCGCGGCAGAATCCGCGAAAAATTCGGCACCGAAGGAAACTTTGCAAGCGCTATTGGAATGAATCCGTCCACGTTGAGTCAGAAACTGTCGAATAAACTGGAGTTTTCGCAGGAAGACATCCTGGCATCTATGAAAGCTCTCGATGCCGGGAGCGATTGCATTGTGCCCTATTTTTTTACCCAAAAAATTGCCAATTAGCAAATTCATAGAAAAGGAGGACCTAATATGAAGTTGATGAGTTCAAAAGAGGCAGCAAAGTACCTCCACATTTCTGTGAAGGCCCTGCAGGCCCTCCGGGAACGGGGGGCAGTCAAGGCTATTAAATTCGGACCAAGGTTTCTGTATAGAACGGAAACACTGGACCAACTGGCAGAGGAGTACGAAGACTCCGGGAAGGATTTAAGCAATGAATAACTACCCAGATTTGTACATTAAAGAAAAGGCAAGGGAAAGAGCCCTGGCCGCGGTAAGGCAGGCACTCGCAGACCTCTTGGAGAGCGCATTAGCTGTAAATGATGAGAACAAACTTCCATTGAACATGTTTTTTGCTGGAAAGGCAGATGCTTACGAAACCTCCCTCAGCATTATTGACGCTGCTTTTGGAGAAGAAAATGAAGAGGACTTTGATTAAAAGAATCCGATGGGCCCGCCTCGGCGCCGTCCTCTGCATCGCCCTTGCCGCCGGAGCCATTGGCTATGGCTACTACCGCGACGCCACGGAGACACAACTAGTGGAGTACAAAAAAACCGTAGAAGAGGGAGACACCCTTTGGGGTATCGTCGGCCAGGTAGCTACCAACAGAGAGGACATGAGCCGCCTGACCTGGCAGGTGATGCATGATAACCACATCACCGACCCCGGCCATCTTCAGCCCGGAAAGGAAATCGTTATCCGGGTGAAGGCGGCAAGAGAGCTGTAAAGGAGTGAAGAAACATGAACCAGAATCAGCTGAAAGAATACTGCCTGGATAGGCTGCATGAAATGTGCGTCAAGGCCGGAGTAGATGTGGCTCGACTTGAACCGAATTACCGGGATGGGGATCTTGTCTCAGTTACAATCTACCGCTATTTCCAGCCCTGCAATCAGACAATCAACGTAGAGGGAGACTCCCCGATAACCCTGGTCAAAGAACTCATTATCAAAGGGCATTTAGGGTAAAAGAAAAAGGCTCCGACGTCTCGTACACGTCAGAGCCTAAAACAAGAAAATTGTTTTATTCAATTATATCACGAAGAAGAACCCTATGAGAAAAGAAAGCAAAAAACCATTCATATGCTGCTTCTGCGGAAAGGAGATAACACCAGGAGAAGAATGCCTGGCGCGGCCCACATGGCAGGATGGAAAGATACGTCCCTGCCACCGGGACTGCTCCATCCGCTGGGGAGCAGGAGGGAGGAAGAGAAAATGACCGAGAATATTTTCAATAAATTTGGAATCAAGAAAGGGGAGACGGCCGCTCCCTGGAACAAAGGGAAAGGGCTGGCATTCCTCATGCACTTCCCCATCCCGGACTGGGCAGTAGAAGAGAAAGAGGAAGGAAAAATCCCAGAAAGCCTTTGGCGGCACTTCGAAGAGAACCAGTACTCCGTTTCCTTCGTTCCCTATTTCACCAGGGGCAAACATGTAGGAAAACCGAACTGGCAGAAGGAGTCAGTCAGAGTCATGTTCAAGACCCGGGAAGAGGCGGAAGCCTACATGTGGAAGAACTACCAGTGCTGAAAATCTTTTGAATAATGTAAACAACATTTAAGGAGGTACAACATGGCAATCAAAATTGAAATCACAGGAGAGAATGCAAAGGACGTGATGGCGGAGATGTTCAATCTCTGCAGCGGTGTTTTTGCCGCTTACCAGAATCCGCCATCTGTGGATGAAGTGAAGACAGCTGGCATGGCCATGGCGCAGGAGCCATCTCACGCATCCGCGCCAAAGGAAGAACCGAAACCGGAAAATGTTAAGTCTCCGGAAACCCCGAAGACCGGAGTGGAGGATAATCCCTTCATGGGGTACGCCAAGGATGTGGTGCAGTGCGTCAGCGAGGAACAGCACAACGAGCTCAAGGGCATCTGCGGTCAGTTTGTAGCCGCCAAGCCTACGAATCGCGGGAAGCTCCGTGCATGGCTCACGGAGCATAAAGTAAAGCGGCTGTCCGAGCTGCCGGAAAACCTGTATGAGGATTTCAAGAAATGGCTGGAGGCGAACAAGAATGCCGGCTAAACATGCAATTCTCTCCGCCTCCTCTTCCGCAAGGTGGATGGCATGCCCTCCGTCCGCCAGGGCGGAATCAAAGATGGAGGATAAGCCTTCTATCTTCGCCGCAGAAGGAACCCTTGCCCACGCCTGGGGCGAGTATTTCCTCCGGCAGAAATACCTTCCGGGGACAGGTGTCGAGCCGGAAGAAGAAATGGACGGGGAAATGAGTGAGGCGGTCCGCTTCTATGTGGATGCAGTAAGTGAGGTTTTCGAAGCTGAGAAGGCTAAAGGGAACCACCCGTTCATCAGTGTGGAGCAGCGCCTTGATTTTTCTCCCTGGGTGCCGAAGGGTTTCGGCACCGGTGATGCGGTTATTGTATCCGACGGGACGATTGAAATCATGGACCTCAAGTACGGCAAAGGGGTGCTAGTGCTGGCGAAGGACAATCCGCAGCTCCGTCTGTACGCACTTGGTGCTTGGTGGACGTTCAAAGACATCTTCCCATTCAAAAACGTTCGTATGGCTATCGTACAACCGCGACTGAACAATCTGGACAAAGATACCCTTACAGTTCCTGAGCTCCGCTCATGGGGCTATATGGTGAAAGAAAAAGCCGCTCTGGCATGGAACGGCGATGGGCACAGAAAGGCAGGACCGCACTGCCGCTTCTGCAAGTGCCGTGACACCTGCGGCGTACTCAGCCGTTACCTGCTTGATCCCGTAACCGGAAAGGCGGCGGAGACGCTGACCGATGACCAAATAGCGGAAATCATTCTGAAAGCCGGCGACATCAAGAAGTACCTTACCGATATTTCCGATTATGCACTGGCCAAAGCGGTGGATAACGGTAAGGCATGGCCCGGGCTCAAAGTGGTGGAAGGGCGCAGCGTCAGGAAGATTTCCGATGAAGGGAAAGCGGCGGATGTGCTGAAGCTGAACGGCTACAACGACATCTACAAGCCCCAGACACTGAAGACCATCACGGAACTGGAAAAGCTCTGCGGCAAAAAACGCTTCGGGGACCTCATGAAGGATGTCATTATCAAGCCAAAGGGAAAGCCGACTTTAGTTCCCGCATCCGACAGACGGCCGGAATTCGTTTCCGACGATTTTGATGATTCTGTACTTTAATTCACAGGAGGTAACACATTATGAAATTCACAACCGGTAAAGCAAGACTCTCTTATGCACACATTTTCAAAACCTATTCCAATGAAGGAAACGCTCCGAAGTATTCATGCTCCCTGCTCTTCCCAAAGACTGATAAAAAGAACATCGAAAGGCTGAACAAGCTCCTTCAGGGCATGCTGGCAGATCCGGACAACAGGCAGAAGTGGGGGACGTCCAACGCTGCTGCCTTAAAAATGCCGCTCCGTGACGGCGACGTAGAAAAGGCTGATGATCCAAACTATAAAGGCATGCTTTTCCTTAATGCTTCAGCCAATCCGGACTACCCTCCCAAGGTGGTGCTCCTTGACCGTACGCCGGTGGCCGATCCGTCCGAAGTGTATTCCGGATGCTGGGTGCAGGCGGTGCTTGATTTTTACGCATACAACTCTCATGGCAATAAGGGTATTGGTGTAGGGCTCCGTGGAATCCGCAAACTGAAAGATGATAAACCATTCACGAAATCTGAAGTCAGCGACTCTGATTTCTCTGATGATTTCATTGATGACGATGACATGTTTGACTAATTTCTTGATGGAAGGGATACGCCATGGAAGTAAAAAACAACTGCCGCTTCAGTATAGCTGTAGGCAGGTCAAGGCTGGACAATGTCTGGCATAACGAAGAAACTACATGGTCACAGTTCTTAGACAGGATTTCCAATTCCATCAGCACCGGCGAGACCGCTGAGCAGTATGCCCATCTTCCCAAATCAAAGAAAGGGAGTCTGAAGGACATCGGCGGCTATGTCGGTGCCGTCCTTACGGACGGTATCAGGCAGAAGGCCCACGTCAAAGCAAAAACACTGATTACCCTGGATATGGATAATGCGCCGGATGACTACATGTACGTCATCAACAAGGTGCTCCACGGCTGCGGATTCTGCATCCACAGTACCCACAGCCATACCCACGACCATCCAAGGATGAGGATTGTTATACCCATCACCAGGGAGGTTACTCCCGATGAGTACATAGCCATGGCAAGAAAACTGGCGGATAAAATCGGTATGGCGTTCTTCGACCTCACCACATTCGCTCCGGAACGGCTTATGTTCTGGCCGTCCCATCCAAGGGATGTGGAGCCGGTGTTCTACTTGAACGACGCACCTATCCTCAATCCGGATACGGTCCTTGCCGAATATGACGACTGGCGCGACTCGACACAGTGGCCCATGGGAAAGACGGAGCTGGAGGTCCCAAGGCAGTACCAGCGAAGCATGGGAGGGATGGATCCGACGGATAAGCCGGGATGGGTAGGCGCCTTCTGCCGGTGCTATGACATCCCGCACGCCATAGAAACCTATCTGTCCGGAATCTATGACCAGTTTAAGAACCGGGTGGACCGTTACACATTCGTACAGGGTTCATCCGCCGGCGGACTCCATGTCTTTAACAATGGGAAACTGGCATACTCTTTCCACGCCACCGACCCTACATCACAGATGTGCTGCAATGCTTTCGATCTTGTAAGGATTCACCTTTTCGGAAGCTTGGATACCGACCCGAAAGGCCGGCAGGGCTCGCAGGCTCCGTCTTATAAGGCAATGGTTGAAAACGTATGCCTTAGAGACTCCGCAGTGAAATATGAAATGGCCAGGATGCAGAGGACAAAGCCTCCGGAACCGGTGAAGGATTTAGATTTCGATGATTCACTGATTACCGATAGACCGACTGAGAAAGCGGAGGATAAGGAAACATCAAAGAAAGATGCGTGGATCGGGAAACTCGCCATGACAAAGGGCGGGAAGATCATCAAGAACGTAAGGAACCTCCAGATTATTTTCAGTAATGACAGGAACCTGAAAGGCTGCATTGCCTACGATATCTTCTCCAACAGGCTTGTAAAGACCAGAAAAATGATATGGGATAAGACGGAACCCGAGAGCGATGCATGGACCGATACAGATGACAGCTGTCTTCGAAACTATCTGGACAACAGGTATGATCTGCAGGTCCGGGCCATTCTGGATGACGTCCTCCGCCAGGAAGCCCATGACCACGAGTTCCATCCGGTACGGGACTGGTTCAGACAGCTCCCGCCGTGGGACGGAGTAAAAAGGGTGGAGCGGATCTTTATCGACTACCTTGGAGCTGATGACTCAGAGTATGCCAAAGCGCTGGCGCGCCTTCTGTGCCGCGCCGTGGTGGCGAGAATTTTCCATCCCGGGTGCAAGTGGGACTATGTCATCGTCCTTTCCGGCGGCCAGGGAATCGGTAAATCTACCCTCCTCCGCAAGCTAGGCGGTAAATGGTTCTCCGACTCCCTCACCACCTTCGAGGGGAAGGACGCCATCGAACAGCTGCAGGGACGAACAATCATCGAGGTAGGGGAGATGCAGGCCGCCAGCAAGTCGGATGCAGCCGCTATGAAGGCATTCATTTCAAGGCAGGTGGACAAGGTCCGTCTTCCCTATGAACACAGGAGCTCCGAATTTCCGCGTCAGTGCGTTTTGGTCGCAACGTCCAATGACAAGGCGTTTCTGAAAGACACTACGGGAAACAGGAGGTTCCTCCCTGTCGATGTGGCCCAGAGCAAGCTGATTCCTTTGAATAAAAGCGTCTTCGATATGAAGGATGAGGACATCCGGCAGATCTGGGCGGAGGCCTATGCCGATTTCAAAGCTAATTACAAGTCGGAACAGAGCCTATGCCTGCCTGAGAACGTGGAGAAGACCGCTCTGGAGATGCAGGAAGCACATATGGAAGGGCTTGAGATGAAGGACCAGATTGAGGCCTTCCTGGAGCTGCCTGTACCGGAAAACTGGAAGAACTACGACATCACGGCAAGACGTGAATGGGTAAGCAGCCATCTGGGAGATGACCTGCAGCCGGGTATGACGTACGTGGAGAAAATTAGCGATATCCCGCATTCCGTAAGACTGATAGAGCGGAATCGGATATGCACTCTTGAAATCCTGTGCGAGCTCTTCGGCAAGGACAAGGACCGGATCATGGGCTTTGAACGTAAGAACGTGATGAGCATCATGGGCCAGATTCCTGGGTGGAAGTGGAACCGGAAAAAACTTTTTAAGTTAAAGCTCTATGGCCCACAAAGATGTTTCGTGAAGGATGATCTTGACGAATATTCGCTTTTATCTTAGAAGGTAACTGAACTAACTGTGTTACCTTCCAGTTACCTTTCTAGTTACCTACTTTTTGTACGATAAAATCTAAGAAAATGGAAAAAAGGTAACTAGGTAACTGAAATTTCTATAAATTTTTTGAATCGTAAAAATATGGTACTTGCGATTAATACATGTACTTGTAAAACTACGTTTTTAATAATTATATAGAAAGTCAGTTACCTTTTTTACCATAAATACTATTTTCATTCGATAAAATCTGCTTTTTGTCGGGTAACTGGATAGGTAACTGGATATGGTAACTGAGTAATTTTAACAAAAGAGGCAAAAATGTACCGCGAAGAAAATCAAATTGAACGGTATTTAGTCCTTTCCACAAAGAAGCGGGGCGGGCTATGCTTTAAACTCATATCACCGGGTAACAATGGAGTGCCTGACCGCATTGTTTTACTACCCGGGTATGTACCCATGTTCATCGAACTAAAAGCCCCGGGTAAGAAGCCGAGGCCTCTGCAGGAAGCGGTGATGAGGATGATCCAAAGCACCGGATGCCGCTGTCACGTGGTTTGGCTCGACAGCATGGCTGCTGTGGATGCATTGATGGCCGGGTATGATATTTCTCAAAGGCGGGGAGGCGCGTGAATTGGATTTCAAGCCTTACGCCTATCAGCAGAGGGCTATCGACGTGATTGAGTCAAATCCCTGCTATGGGCTCTTTCTGGATATGGGACTTGGGAAGACCGTCATCACACTGACTGCAATCGAAAGCCTTATCTATGAACAGTTTGAGGTAAGCCGGGTATTGATCATCGCGCCGAAGCGGGTGGCGGAGTCCACATGGCAGGATGAGGCGAAGAAATGGAGTCATCTTTCTTCTCTTCGGTTCTCTACCATTCTTGGCAATGCAGAGCAGCGGAAAGAGGCCTGCAGTGTGGAGGCGGACATCTATGTCATCAACCGCGAGAATGTAGCCTGGCTTTTCAAAACGCTTCCCTGTAAGTGGGACATGCTGGTGGTGGATGAGTCAAGCAGTTTCAAGAACCCGTCCTCTGTTCGGTTTAAAGTATTGAAGCGAATGCTCCCTTATTTCAAAAGACGCATCATCCTGACCGGAACCCCTACCAGCAACACGTTGATGGACATTTGGAGCCAGTTGTACATCCTTGACATGGGAGAGCGTCTGGAGAGGACGATTACTTCTTACCGCCGGAAATATTTTACGCCGGATAAAAGAAATCAGTACGTCATCTACAGCTATAAGCCCAATCGCGATGCGGAGAAGCTGATAACGGACCGGATAGGAGATATCTGTATGTCTATGAAGGCATCAGATTATCTGACGCTTCCAAAAAAGTTTGTGAATGTCATCCCGGTTATCCTTCCCGATGAGGCGAAGAAGATGTACCGACAGATGGTTAAAGACCAGGTCGTAGGCCTGGGCGATGCCGGGCAGATCACAGCACTGCAGGCGGCCACGGTCTCCAACAAGCTGCTGCAGATCTCCAACGGTTCAGTCTATACCGATGATGGCAGCGTCCGGATAGTCCATAAGGAAAAGGTTCACGCCCTGGAAGAAATCATAGACGGTTCCGGTGGGCAGCCTGTCCTTGTATTCTATGGCTTCCGGCATGACGTGAAAGCTATCAGGGAAGAAATTCCCGACGCAGTGGAGTTGTCCGGAAAAGAAACGCTGGACGCCTGGAACAGGGGAGAAATCAAAGTCCTTCTGGCCCATCCCGCCAGTGCCGGTTATGGTCTTAACATGCAGGAAGGAGGCCATATCGTGGTCTGGTATGGGCTTACATGGAGCCTGGAACAATACCAACAGGCCAATGCAAGGCTTTACCGGCAAGGCCAGGACAAACCGGTTATCATCCACCACATCGTGGCAAAAGGGACAATAGATGAAAAAGTTCTTCTGTCACTTCGGTCCAAGAAGAAAGGACAGGATGCACTGATGGAAGCGGTAAAAGAGATTGTGAGGGGAACATATGAATAGACAGGAAAGAAGAAGACTGGGAGTCAAGAAGAAAGATCCAATGATCTCAATTAAGCAATCCGATATCGATCGGATGAAGCAGGAGGCTACGGCTAAAGGATGTAAGTTTGCCTTCAATCTTATGCTTGCCATTCCGGCCATGGTCATTCATGACCATTATGGCGAATTGATGCGTAAAGACGGCAGGGTAGAAAGGTTCATCGACTTGTGCATGAACACCTACAAGTGTTACGAGGAAGGTTATGTAACACTGCAGGAGTTGGCTAAATGCCTTAAGGACGAGGCCGGAGTGGAAATCAAAGGATGGAATTGAATGGTGAATGAAGGAGGGACCTCTATGAATACAGAAGATTGCAGAAATGTACGTAAAGAGAAATCCGGGATGGCCATTGCTCAGGCCCACTATAACCAGTGCGCCATTGAACCAATCGAAATCATGCAGATGTACTTCACGGCTCAAGAAATGTATGGATTCTGTAAGGGAAATGCGTTGAAGTACATCCTGCGGTCCAGATTCAAAGGGCACGAGCTCCAGGATATGGAAAAGGCGCTACAGTATGTCGAGTGGGCTGTGGACGTTCTGAAAGGGAAGAACATCAACCCAAGGAAAGGAAGATAGGAAATGGAAGTGACGGATGAGCTGATAATCATAGCCGTATCCTTTGCCTGCGGCGCCGCATCCGCATGGATGTGCCTGGAAAATCGAATCAATGAAATCAACGCAGAAAATGATTTCGTTCTCCGGCAGAAAGAGCACGTCAAAGACTGCTGGAAGGACATCGAAGAACTCATCCACTCCCTTCGCGAAGTGAGTGAAGGCAGGGGAACCGTAGTAGGAGGATACGTTGACCGCTGCGATATGGACAGGTACAAGGAACGGATGAAGGAAATGAGAATCCTGATAGAAGACGAATGGAGGATGAGGTAGACCATGATTACAAAACTGTGCAAGGGAATCCGAAAAAGGGAAGTCATCACGTCGCCGGGGGTTGGCCCGTACACTACCAACCAGAAAGTGACCTACTGGATTGAGTCCGACAAGAAGGGAATCATGGACTCCCAGTGGCATGAAGCAGCCTGGGAGCGTTTACAGTCCAAAGCCATGAAAAGACATATCGACCTGGTAAGGCGGTTTATGGAAGACGGCTGGCAGGAAGAATCCGGAAAGACTTTGGAGGAAGTCATCCGGAGTATCAGCAAAACGAAAGAGAAGGATGCGCCTGTCATCCATCGGTCTGAGAAAGATATCAGCAAACTTCGGGCCAAAGGAGGACGGACAGCGCAGGCCAGAGCAAGAGCAAGGAAGGAGCAGGGAAAATGAGTACTGTTGATTTACCAGGCCAGGGCAGGGAAAAGAAAACACGGGGCTACACGAGGGTAGAAATATTTCTGTATAATGCGCGGCATTTACGATTCGTTACGGATGAAATCAGTAAAAGTATAAAGCTGTATGAATCTGATTTAAGCGGACTGAAAGCACTGAATTATGAAAATCCCCGTATTTCCGGCGGGGGAAGCGGCGACCTGAGCCAGACGGTGGAACGGATTGAGAAGACGATAGACAAGATGGAACATGAAAGGATAAAAGCACTGGAAAATTTACTAACCATGCAATGTGCGGTCCAATTTATTGCAGATAAGCTTGATGACCAGAAACTCCGGGGCATAATTATTGCCAGGTATATCAACTGTGAAAGCTGGAAGGCTATAGCCGGAACCTTGACATGTGCTGTATCGTCAGTCTATAAGTTACACCGGAAAGCTATCCAACTACTGAATGATGATTACCAGGAAGAAGTAGCTCGGATTATTAGAATTGCCAACGGGGAAGAAGAAGAATAGTTTTTTATAGTAAATGATAGTAAATGATAGTAAACGATAATTTTTTATGTGGTAAAATGATAGTGTGAGATTGAGGAAGAAACGCATCGCACACAATCATCACCTCCTTATTCATTCAGGGTTTTCACACAAGAGCACGAGCTGATGTCGATAGGCTCGTGTTTTTGCGTTGTCATAAAAATTTTTAGCGGGGGTATGTTTGGAAATTTTCGATGCCCTCGTTCGCATTCGGCGGATAGGTTTTCTATTTTTCTCATGGATGATTAATTATCATGAAAAATAATGATACTATGCAAAAAAGTAAAGTAACGCCAGCACGAAAAGCGAAGCGGACGAAGGCCATTAAAGCCTTAAATGACTATATCTGGTCACTAAAAGGCAAATGCCCCATGGTTACCGAAATTAATAGAAGCCTGATCATGCAATTCTGCCGATTCGAGGTGCTGGCGAACGATATTTCGGAAAATCTGCAGGGCAATATGGAAGACCTGGACCCTCTAGAAGTGAAATCCATGCTTGAATCCTACGAATCCATCAACAAGATCGTCCTGCAATTATACAAGACCCTGCAGTTTGCCACCATCAAGGATGAGTCGGCAGATATGGGGAATAAATTCACGAGGATGTTTAACGAGTCACTGAAGGAAGGAGATTTCTGAATGGGATATTTACGGCGCTGCCTGAACTGTCATGAACTGTATGATGGTAAGCGCTGCCCGAAGTGTTCCAAGAAATTTGCCTTAGCCTCCGCAAAGAAGCGCCAGCGTGAAGACGAAGGCCGCAAGCTCTACGGCTCGTGGCTGTGGCGCAAGTGTAGAAAGAACATCCGTATCAAATATATGGACTACGATATCTGGATGATGGGAGTGGGAATCGTCAGAAAGTGCGACCCCGTTGTTATCCACCATATTGTCGAGAGGGAAGAAGACCCGTCCAAGATTTACGATATTGATAATCTGATTACTGTCTCCGTGGAAAGCCATGCGGAAATCCATAAATGGTACAAAGCGGATAGACAGGCCGCCATGGACAGAATCAAGGCAGGCATTAATTATTTCAACAAACTGATGGGTGACGGCTATGCTTGAGGATGAGTTAAAACTAATCAAAGTCCCCAAAGAACTCACGCCGTTTATCGGCTCCTACTACACGGCCCTTCGGAAACGTGCCGCCATGGATTTACTGGGCCAGTCAGAATTCAAGTGCTTTAAGCGGTTCATCGATCTCGCCAATAGTGGTAAATACAGATTTGCCGCCAAAGCCATGCGGCGTATGTTCGCATTCCTGAACCTACTGACGTATATAGATGAGGACGGCAAGCCCCATGCTTTAGAACTTTATCCCGTACAGAAATTCATGCTGTGCGGGATTTTTGGTCTAAGATATCCCGATGGACGTTATCTGACCAACACTGCCAACATTTACATTGCCAGACGTAATGGTAAGTCATTTTTGCTGTCTTCCGTCCTGCACTATCTCATCAACATGAGTCGTTTCCGCAACGAACTAATCGTACTGGCATCCTGCAAAGGGAAGAACGCCACCATCTGTTTTGACGAGTTCTGTAAATTCATAGACAACGATCCTCAGCTCGCCGAAATTTTCTCAAACGTGAATCGTACAGCATATTGGGCAAAGTCAAAAATTACGGGGAACAAGATTGAACTGTTCCGGACCGGCGGCGCCGCGAAGAAAACACTGGATGGCTACACGAACAAGATTGCCGTGATTGACGAAGAAATGTTATGTGATGAAATCATCACGAAGACCATTCAGGATGGGCAAGCCCATTTTAAGGACTCACTGTTAGTAACGATGTCCACTGCCCAGTTTGGTATAGGTTCAGAGAACCATAAAAAATGGATAACGCTCCGCAAGATGCTTTATGAAAATGCACTGTCCGATAACCGGTTTTTGTTCCTCGCTGAACCGGACGCCGAGGAAGCACGAAAGACCGAGAACCTGGAAGACATGAAGGTGTGGGGAAAAGCAAACCCCGTCCTGTTGTTTGAACCTAACGGCTACACCGTCAAGTCCTACATCAAGAAGAAATATACCCAGAAGGCTCGTGAAGCCATTGCAGAAAAGGGATTTCCACTGCAGTCCTTCGCTACCAAGCAATGTAACGTCTGGTACAGCGCCGAAGACAGGAACCTCTGCACTTATGACCAGATGAAAGCATGCGGTGTCAAATATTCCTTTGAGGATGTTATCAAGGCAGGGTATAAGGACTGGTATATCGGCGCAGATCTAAGCCAGACGCTCGACCTAAGCAGCGTGTGTTTCCTGGCCTACGTTGGCGAATCCGCCAAAGGGCGGCTCGTCAAGAATGGCAAGACGGTAGACCATTACCGTCTGTATGTCCATACCGTTTCTTTCATGCCGGCAAACAAGCTGCAGAGTCACGTGGAAAGAGACGGATTCTCTTACAGAGACTATCTCGATACCGAATTGTTCCTGTGTGACGGTGCTGGTGGCGAGAACATCGACACACAGCAGATACTTGCCTACATTGCGAATCTTCGTGATAAGTATGACCTGCACTACGTCACGATTGCCGCTGACCCGTACAACATTGCAGGCATACAGGACGGGTTAAGCCAGATCTGCGACTGCTTTATCCTGCAGAACCAGTCACCAAAGTCACTTTCCCAATATATCGAAGCCCTGTCCGCCATTATGAAAGACGGAAAGCTGGCGTACTGGGAAGGCCACGAAGACATCTGGGAAAAGGCAATAACAAACAGCATCCTACTACGAAATACTACGGGTTATTACTCCGTGGAAAAAGTCAGTTTGAAGGCTGACAGCAACATAAGAATCGACCCTGTGGACGCCATGCTCACGGGATTTATTGCGCCTTACATTGACTTTAACCGACGTGAACCGACCGGTGATGAGAATGTAGACGCATGGGCTGATTTGATGGGGGTGAATAAAGATGATAACCATTGATGACGTCAAGGCTTATCTGCGGATTCCATACGCTGATGATGATACATTCATCACAAGCCTCATTACAGCGGGATATGACTATTTGCGTGACGCCGTAGACGATTTTGACGATATCTATAAGGCTAATACCATTTTTGCGGGAAAAGCCGACCTGTGGGTGGAAACCATGTATGTTCCCCCCGCCTATGAACGCCGTGAAGGCGCCTATGACGGCGAAAACGAAATGAACTATGCATCCCGGGCGATGCTTACCCAGTTACAGTTGTACAAGAAAGGATGAACCATGGAGCTCTATCTTAACGGATTAATCTGCTTTACTGATGACCTCGTGGACGCTATCGAGAACTCGAAAGAAGACGTCCACATCACTATTAATTCCCCCGGGGGAGTTGTAACCGATGCGCTGAACGTAGTCAACGCTATTCAGAAATGCCTACATACGGTTAATGCCACCGTGGAAGTCATGGCATGCTCCGCCGCCGCTATGATTGCGCTGTCATGCGATAACGTGGAAATCGAACCGACCGGAATCATCATGATTCACAACAGTTGGGGAACTTTTACGGGAAACAAGAAAGAACTGCAGAATGACATTGACGCCATGGCGGCGATGGATGGTGCCATGCACAAGGCGATTGAAACCCATTGTAAGGACAAATCCATCATCGGCAAGATGGAAGACGGCGACGTATGGATGACGGGAACTGATGCCGCCCAGTACTTCGACAACATCACCGTCGTGGAAAGAAAACGCAGTGACCGGCTCGCCGCCGTTGCTGATCTGTCCACGTTCCTGATGCCGAAACAGGACGAACCGCAGGCCCCACAGGAAGAGCCGCCGGAACCCGAAGCGAAGGCGGAACTCCCCAAGGCTGAAGAACCGCCAAAGGAAGAACCCAAAGCGGAAATCAAACCGGAACAGAAAGCGGCGAAGCTCGACCCGGTGACCGCCGCATTGCTTTAACAGGAGGGTATGATGTTTGAAAAATTAAAGGCTTACTGGAATGGCACGGTTTATTCCAGGAACTTAAAGGCGAGGGACCGCCCGCACGTTTTCGAGGTAGGGCAGGGCAAGATTATTCGAGTCGCCCCGGGTGGCAACGTGGCATTTGCAACTTGCGTGGAACTCCTGTCGAAGTATGTCGCACAGATCAGATGGGGTGTGTTCGACAGGAATCTTGCAAGTGCCGATGCTGCGAACAGCACTTTTGACCCGATTCTGAATGTTTCGCCTTATCCCGGAATCAATGCCTATGATTTTTGGAGACAGATGGAATGGGATCGGGTGACAGAGGGTAACGCCTTCGCCTACATCCACACTGAAAACGGAATGCTCAAGGAATTAATCCGACTCGCCCCGGAAAACATGAAAGTTTATTGGGATGACGCAGGGATTCTTGATGCATTCCTGAACGATGGACGCAAACTCGTTTACCAGTACCAAGACCCCTTAACCTCTAAATTCTATGTGTTCCTGCCCGAAGAAATCCTGCACTTCAAGGCTTTTTCGGCAAATGGAATCACAGGGCGAAGGGCTATTGATGTGCTGTACAACACAGTAAGCGCCGATGCCGATGTGGAAAGTGCCATGCGGACCGCCGTCAGTAACGGATTTGCAGGGACAATCGTTCTTTCGTATACGTCAGACCTGTCTGTGACCAAGCAGAAAGCCCTGCAGTCACAGATCAAGGACCTGCTGTCCAATGCTGACAACGTGATTTTACCGCTCCCTGCAGGAATGTCTGCATCGAACATTTCCAACGATATCAAGAGTTACTATGAAACACTCAAGGAAATGGATACGCAGGCGATTTCCGCATTCTTCGGCATTCCTTTGGTGATGCTGAACATCGGCGGCGGCACTGGCATGGGGACATTCTCCACAAACCAGATGACGCAATTTTACAATTCGACGATTGCGCCGATTATCAACCAGTACTCCGTGGAACTGACAGCGAAACTGCTCCCAATCAAGCAGATTCGCGCAGGTTTCACTTTTGATTCAAATAATGATGTTTTCGACTTCTTAGACGCCCAGTCCAAAGCCTCCGTCCTTTGCGCATACGCAGGAGCAGGCATTCTGACGGCGAACGAAGCTCGAAAGAGTATCAAATACAGACCCAGCTCTGACCCGGGCGCTAATAGGCTGACGCAGCGTGGCGGCACGGGGACACTGGGCGATTCTGCAGACAACGAAGGAGGCCGCTCTGATGGCTGACACTGCACTTAACAATTCTTCTCGTTTCACCGTAGGCGAGAAAGAATATACCATGAAATTTACTTTTAACGCTATGTTTCGGGCTGAACCACAGCTTACGACCAAAAGCCTGATGGCCACGCTTGCGAAATTCGCAGACAGCAGTTTCGCCATGAAGGACGTTTTTATTCTTTTTAAGGAATGCGTCCGTGCCGGAACGCCCGAAATGCGGGACAAGCCGGCTAAGGACTACGAGAAATTGTGGGAAGACATGGTTGCTGGCTACGGCATGGAGAATGTAATTCTGGCGGTAACCATGGCGATCGTAGCAAGCGGCATTTTCGGCTCAAAAAAAGAGATGGCGGAGATTCTGGCGGCGACTCCGAAAAACTGAAGACCGCCGCTGATTTGATTGCAATGATTGAACCTGTTGCGTATGGCGAGTTAAAGTTGACGCCCAGCACACTGGGCGAGCTGACGATGAAGGAATTCAATGCACTGGTGAACGGTTACGTCCGCCGCCGTGACAGTTTCGAGAACCTTCTTATCCTGCGCTGTGCGTTACCTGTTTATAGTTCCATGTTGGGCGAAAAAGCCCCCACATTTGATGATTTGACGGCTTATCGTAAACTTAGGGACAAGCGCCCGGAAAAGCACGACAGCCGGTATGAATCCGATGTGAAATATTGGTCAAAAAAGTTAGATGAACTGGAAAGGAAAGACAAATGCTTAAAAGCGAAGAAATCAAAGCAGAAATGACAAAACTGCAGGACGAAATCAAAGCCATGGCAGAAAAAGGCGAATCCGTCCCTGCAGAAATGTCTGAAAAACTGAAATCCCTGCTCGTAGAACAGGGCAAGGCAGAAGCTATGGAAGAAATGGCAAAGAACAAAGTTGTAAAAGATGAAATTGGAGGAAAAATGGACCGTAAACAGATTAACGCCGCACTGCGTAAATTCCTGCTCAATGATGATGTAGAAGCTAAAAAAATCCTTGCGACCGCCGCAGGCCAGAATGGAGCAACCGCCGCTGATGGTGGCGTACTCGTTCCCGAAGAACTGCTGAACCTTAAAGAAAATGGCAAGGTGGTAACTGATCTGCGTGAAATCGCAACACCGATTTCCGTACATACCCGCTCCGGATCCGTGCCGATTATCGACTATTCCCAGGATGTGAAGCTGACTGATTTTGATGAAAACAACGAAATCACACAGACCAAGGCCGCATTCACCTCTGCGAAATTCGCACTGGCATCCAAGGGCGCTATTATCCCTGTTTCTCGTGAACTCCTGCTCGATGCAGACGCAGACGTCCTGTCCGTTATCGGTAACCTGTTTAACCGCGTATACATTCGTGAACTGAATAGCGAAATCCTCGCCGCCGTTACCAGTGCTACTCCGACTACTGCTACTGTAACCGCCATTGCATCCAAGGCCGGACTTGATGCCATTAAGAACGCTATCAACACCATCCCACTGGACGCAGGCGCTAATGCATCCATCGTCATGAACCAGTACACTTTTGCGGAACTGGCAAATGCAGCCGATAAGAACGACCGTTATTACCTCGCACAGAACGCAAACGGCGAAACCATCAAACAGATTGAAGGCAGACCCATCATCGTTGTGGAAAATGCTTGCCTCGCCAATGATGCCGTTGTTGTAGGTGACTTCTCCGCAATTTACCACATTGCCTATCCGGAACTGGAAGTTGCATCCTCCGAAGAAGCAGGATTCACTAAGAACTCTGTTCTCGTTCGCGCGATTGCAAGATTCCAGGACCTCAACACCTATGGCTCCGCATTCCAGATGGTTAAGAAATCCTCCACCTGATAGAGGCTGACCATGTTTAAACGCAACGCAGGCCGATTTAACGCAAATGTCACACTGCTTAAACCGTCTGACCCTAGCCGTGATGAAATGGGCGGTATCTCCGACATTTCATACGGCCCTGCGGTTAGCGTTTTCGCACTTGTGACTGTAAAAAGTCAAAGCCGTATGCAGACAGTTGGTGATTATGTTACCGCTGATACACGCTATTTCATTATTCGAGATATCTCGAAGACGTATCCGCTGAACACCAACTGGCGACTGCAGTACAATGGGTTCACATTTCTCATCAACAATATCGAGCTGATTGATGAATCTGTTCCGTATTACCTGCAGATTACGGCAACGGCAGTAAATTCAAGTGGGGAGGTACTGTAAATGGTCTATACGACACCTTTTGCGGCAACCATGAAAGCCCTGTACGGCGCTCTGAACAAGAACGCCGACGTAGGGGTTGAATGGTTCGACTCCGCCGTCCCCATGAATGAAATAACCGACCATTTCAAGTCCCAGGAACGATTCGAGTACGGGATTTTCGGAGAAATGGACGCAGACTGCTCCGACAACAAGGACACAGCCCTGTGGACAGTTTCCATCAATCTTGAAATCTACTCGAATTACCGTGGGCGCAAAAATATTTCGTCAATTCTGGAAAACCTGCTGAACTACCTGTCAACGAAGGGTAAGGGATGGGACGCACTGGCGAAAATCTATGCCGAAAACGGTTTTAACCTAGTAGCAATCACCGTCGGGGCGCTCCATATCAACCTGCCAATCTACAGTGATATTGGCACATGGCAGAGTGGCGAAACTAAAGTACAATTCACATTGAGTCAAAAATAAGGAGAATAGAGAATGGCTGTGACTATTTCCGAAGACAAATATCCGGCTTTTACCTCCGACACTGGCGTGTCCGGTAAACGCAAAGTCATTTATCTTAACTATGGTACTGGTGCTACTGAAGCGGCCCCTGTATGGTCCCTGCTCGGCGGCATTACCACTCAGACCGTCAACTGGGGCACATCTGTATCTACCCAGAACACTAAGGACACTGGGTACTGGCCATCCGGGGCAGTGACCGGGAAGACATGCGAACTGACTTGCGATGTCATGTTTAAGCGTGATAACGAGGCCCAGGCTGCAATCGAAAACTTCGTACTGGATGACGATGTGACCTCTGAAAAAGGTGCGCTCATGTTTGCCTTCGTTGATCTGGACACCAAAGATTACACGGTAATTAAGATGATCCCGACGAAGTGGACTGAGAAGGCTGAAGCGAAGGACGTTATCACCAAATCCCTCACTGCTACCGGCGTAGGTAAGCCCGAAGTAAAGAGCGGATTCACAGTAACCAAAGCTAATGGGACTTAATTGATTTTTTTATGATACGAGATAAGGCCCTTCGGGGCCTTTCCTTGTATCTGAAGGCGGTGATCGGATGAACCTGGACGAACTGCAAGCTGAAATTCGTGATTTTTCAGACCACGGGTTGCAGGAACTTGTGCGTGAAGGCGCTTACAAAGCACAGCTAAAGGCCCGAGACTTCGTGCTGCGTACTCATCCGGCCACTGCCTTTGGAGGCAAGAATATCTTGTATGACAACGGCCACAAGGAGATCCGGTGCGGGTCATTCAAGGCCGAGGCCGGTGGGATGACGGCAAATATCTATGCAAACTATTTCGCCCGATGGTTCAATACCGGCGCTCACGGGAACATTATTCGCGTGAAGGGCAAGCGTTTTGGCCAGCGTGGCCCAAGATATCCCGCCCGGGGCAGTTACTTCGCGGCGAATGCCCAGGCTATTCAGAAGTTCTACTCTGAAGAACTGGTTAAATACGTAAAGACAGGTGGATTGTTTAAGTGAGGATGGTGGACATAGTTGGCTGATGCAAAGATTACCCTTGAGACAGTCGTTAAATCGGATGAGCTGAAGCAGCTTAATACGACGATTGCCGAGACCAACACGAAATATAAAGAAGCCCAGGCAGCAGTCAAAGACTTTGAAAAGGCGTGCGGCGGCGTCGCCAACATGACGTCGGAGCAGAAGGCCCAGTACAATTCCCTGAACACGGCTATGAACCAGTACAGGGACGTTCTGCGGGCTGCATCTACAGAAAAAAACAAGGAAATCCGTGACCTGACTAATGGTGCGAAGGCGGCAAATGATAACTCTGCCGCTATTGAAAATCTGAAAAATGCGCTGTCTAAGATTTCCCCTGCCGCAGGATCTGCCCTGGGGAGTCTTACGTCCTTCGGCTCTAAGCTCCAGAACATTCAGACGAGCCTCAAGAATATGGCCACGGCTAATGGCGGCGGCATATCCGGACTGTTTACTGGAATCGTTTCAAGTGCGCCCAAAGCCGCCGCAGGTATTGCCGGTATTGGTGTGGCCATTGCTGGTGTGGTTACCGGTCTGGCTAAAATGGGAGCCGGTGCCCAGCAGACGCTGACCCGGCTGACTGCCTTCACTGGCAGCGTGAATACGGCAAAACAACTCGCTGCGCAAATTAAAATCGTAACCCAGCAGACCCAGTTTAGCCGCACTGCCGTGACGCAGATGATGACCCAGCTCGTAAAGATGGGCCAGACGGCAACGCAGGCCGCGAAGACGGTTAAATCGGTATCCGATGCCGCTTATGGTCTGGGCAAAGGGGAAGAATTCGCCCAGCAGATCGTAAGCACGATGGCTCGCATCACCATGACCGGAAAGGTTACAGCACGGCAGATTATGGAATTGCAGGCTGCGGGCCTTGACGTAAATAAAGCCTTTGAGTCCATGGGGATGACGGCAGATGAGGTCGCCCAGGGCATCCAGGATGGATCCGTAAACAGTGCTGATGCCATCCAGGCGCTCACTGATTATATGGGCCAGTTCGATGGTGCAACTGAAACGGCAACGGATAATTTCACGGATAACTTCAACCGGATGGAAACATCTGCGTCCTCCGTGCTGTCGGCTATTGGGCAATACTTCGCCGATGCCTTCAATCAGTCTGACTTGCTTAACGCATTGATGGACCTGTTTAATGACCTCACGGCGGCTATTAAAGGGCCGCTGGCAGGTGCATTTCAGGCCCTCGGCAGCGTAGCCACATTTGTGCTCAACGCTATTGCTGTATTGATTCGAGCCATTGATACCGTCATTAACGTGGTTGCGGCGGCTATTCGTGCCGCCGGGAACGCTTTTGACTCCGCATGTGCTGAAATGCGGAACGCACTTGGGCCCGTCTATGATTTCCTCATGGATATCGTCTCGGCGATTGGTATGGTCCTTCGTGGACTGGCGGCGATCGCCGCAAAAATTAACAGCAACGCCAAGGCATATGCTGCCAGCGGCGGTATGGAAGACAGCTCGCTTGATGTCACTATGGCCACGGGGCACAGTATGGATGCTTACCAGGGCGCAGATGAATCTGTAGATATGTCCTGGGCTGCTCCTACTGGTGGCGGAGGAGGTGGTGGTGGAGGTGGCCACTCCGGTGGCGGTGGTGGCGGAGGTGGGCACTCCGGTCCATCTGCCGAAGAACTCGCCAAGAAGCAGCATGAGGAAGAGCTCAAGGCCCTTCGTAAGGCGAATAAGCTGGCCGAGGAACGTCTTTCTATTGAAGATAAGCTGACCACCATCAAGGCTGACCTGCAGGCTACGGCCCAGAAAACGTTGATTTCCCTGCAGAAACAGTTCGGCACCGATACTGAAAAATACAACGCTGAAATGAAAGCCGCCCAGATTGATTACAATCAAAGCGTTCTGAAGGAAACTTTGCGGTACCGGGAAGAGGAGCTGCAGCTTGCTGATAAGCTGAAAGAGGCCATCCTTGACGGTAAAGACAATGAAGCTGATATTATCCGGCAGAAACAGGCCCTGGCCAAGCAGCAGAACGCAGCAACCCTTTCGGATCTGCAGAGTGGTTATGAAGGCAAGACTGCCGACATCCAGTATAAGGAAATCGATCGTCTGGCCCAGCTTAATAATGAAACCCGCATCCAGCAGAAACTGTATGCACTGGAACAGCAGCGCCGCAAGGTAGTAGAGGACATCCGGATCAAAGGCGTCCAGACCGGGAAAACGAATGCCCAGATTGCTGTGGATGTAGCGGCGGTGAATAAGCTCTATGCTGAACAGAAACAGCAACTCGAAAATATTCAGACCAGGCAGGACTCCATTCATGATGCCATGAACCAGGCTGTTGATGACTTTGCCAGTGGAATTTCCAAGGCGATTGTTGAAGGGCAGAACCTCGGCGATGTGTTTAAACAGGTGCTCCAGACGCTCATCGAAGCAGTCATCCAGGCTGAAATCCTTGCTGCGCTGCATGGTATTGGTCTGAAGGATGGTGGATCGGTAGGCAAAGCCCTAGGCGGTCTTATCGAATCTCATGCAAATGGCCTGGCGGTCGGAGGCGGTGAGGTCTTTGGCCCTGGCACAAGGACATCTGATTCTGTTCTTACCCGGCTTTCCCGCGGTGAATATGTGCTTAAGGCTGATGCTGTAGACCGCATCGGTATTCCTGCGCTCGATGCCATGAACGCCGGGGCGCTTCCGAAATTTGCCGATGGTGGTGTTGTTGGCAAGCTGGCAGCAACTTCAGCCGGCAACAGTGTAACGTTGAATGTAAGCGCTATGGATGCAAGTTCCTTCATGACGTTCCTCAAGCGTGGCGGTATGAACGCCATTAAGCAGATGGTGTTTAACGGCAAGCGTGATTTTACGACGGATAGCGGGGTGTGGTGATTGTCTGATTATATACTGTTTCCTCTTGACCAGTGGAAAGTATCGTGGAATTCAGAGGTAGGCCAAAGCTGGGCGGTCAATGAACAGACCTCGGCAAGCGGTAAGCGCCGCGCACTTACTAATCAGACGCTTCCCGCTTGGGTATTTACCCTTGAATTTCCCAAGCTCACCAGTGAAGAGAGCGACAAGTTGCTGGCCTTCTTCTCTCGTGTACGTGGTACCCTCCTCCCGTTCTTCTACAAAGATGCCGAGCATTATAAATGCACAGGGGTAACCCTTCCGAAAAACACAGATGGTTCTTACCAGCTGGTGGCATGGATGCACGGGCAACAGGAACCTGTGTATTACGCAGATAAGCTGACTGTCTATGTGGATGGTGTGGCCCAGGGTGAGTCTACGTATAAATTGGACAATGGTGCTATCGTTTTCACGACAGCACCGGCATCCACGGCCAAGGTAACGGCAGACTATGAGTACTGGTGGCGAGTCGTGTTTAATGATACGACGCTTAATATTACCCAGGTATTCGAGAACCTGTTCACGGCAAGTTTCGGATTGAAGGTGGTCAGATGAAGACTGTAACAGATACACTGTCGACATACCTGAACACGAAAAAAGAGATGCTGTCGTGTGACCTGTACACGCTGACGCTTTACGATGGTACGAAATATTACTATACCGATGCTGACCACGATGTGACCTATAACAATAATACCTACAGTCATAATGCGCTGCTTCTGCACCGGGACCAGACCGTCATAAATAATGTACTGTCTGTAGATTCCATGACCATCTCTATATATGCGACAAAAGATGATAAGCTGGGTGATAAACCTATCTTCCTGGCTGCTCATGACGGCTCGTTCGACCGTGCCACCATGGCGCTTGCTCGTGCATTTTTTGATACGGATGGTACCCTCATCGGAGTAATTGATCTGTTTAGTGGAACCACAGAGGTGACTGCCTGCGGCGGTCTTGTTATGACTCTCGACGTTAAATCCCAGGTGCAAGGATTTTCGCAGGAATTTCCGCGGCGCAAGTTCTACCCGCAGGGTACGTTCTCTACTTCCGGCGGAAAGGTTTCATCAAGTACGGAAGAAGACTCTGCCTCGGTCATTGCGCCTTATGTGCCGCTAAAGGAAGTGCTGTTATGATGAATCCTATTGTTGCTGAGGCCTACACCTGGCTGGGTACTCCGCATGTCAATCAGGCTAAGGTGAAAGGTAAAGGTGTTGACTGCGGCATGCTCCTTATTGCATGCCTTGAAAATGCCGGCTACGTGGAAAAAGGGGCCATTAAAGTGGCTCCCTACTCTAATGAGTGGCACCTGCATCACTCGTCCGAGTGGTTTTTGAATGTCGTTGAAAAGTATTGTGATAGAGTCCCCTTGTCTGACATCAAGCCGGGGGATTTTTTGCTGTACAAATATGGCCGCTGCGTTTCTCATGGCGCCGTATATGTAGGAGATGGCCACGTCATCCATGCCCTGGTAGAACAGGGTGTGGTCATGACTGATATTAATGACGTCATGTTCCTGGATGCAAAAGGCCGTTCACGGCTCCATGGCGTCTATCGTTTTAGGAGGTAGATATGGGCCTTTTAAAATCTCATAACACTACTATCCGTGAGAATAAGATCTCTGACTTTGAAGTATCTACAGCGCAGTATGGCTCTACCGTTCCGGAAGTCCTTGGAACGACTCGTGTATCGCCGAATGTGATTTACTGGGATGATTTCACTTCACACGAGCACAAAACGTCGCAGAAGTCAGGGAAAGGCGGGCATAGCAAGACTACCCAGATTACTTATACCTATACGGTTGCTGTAATTTTGGCCCTCTGTGAAGGCCCGGTATCCGGCATCGGTAAGATCTGGAAAGATAAAAATATATACCAGTATCCGAATGAGGAATTGGGGCTCACGCTGTTCTCCGGAACTTCTGACCAGAAGCCATGGGCGTATGTATCCGGGAAACATCCGAATAAGGCTTTAGCGTACAGCGGCCTGGCGTACATGGCGGGAGTTATTGACCTGGGCGATGCCGGAAGCATGCCGCAGTACAACTTCGAAGTAAAAGGAAAACTGTTGGACACTGGAGACGGGGTAGACGTAAACCCTGCTGATTACATCCTGTACATTCTGTCGAAGATCGGACTGTCTTCGCTGCAGATTGATGGAATCGACAACTATCGAAAATACTGTAAAGAAGCTGACATGCTGATTTCCACACCGTCAGACGATACGGATGCAAAAGCAGCCAGAGATATCATTAACGATATTGCGACGATTACCAATGCATATATATTCTGGTCCAACGACAAGTTGAAGATCGTACCCAGGGCAGACAGATCTGTCGGAAGCTGGACTCCGGATAAAACGATCCGGTACAACTTGGGGCCGGATGACTTCATCCCCCAGGATGGTGGAGTATGCATCTCCTATGCCCGCAAAGAGTCTTCAGAAGTATACAACCGCATATCTGTAGAGTTTCTGAACCGGTCCAATGGCTATGAAAAGGAAATCGTAAACTATCAGGACAACGATGACATTAAAGAGCACGGCGTAAGGCAGGCGTCTACTGTCTCTGCCCACTACCTCTACACGAAGACCAGAGCGGTAAAGCTCGCCGAAGAACTGTGCCGGAAGAACAAATACGAAAGGGTTAAATATACCTTTAAATTGGATTGGGCGTTCTGCCGTTTAGAGCCTGGCGACCTTGTCATGCTCAATGACCCCGCTATGGGGATTGAAAACCAGCCCGCCATGATTGACAGCGTAACAGAGGCCACCAACGGCGTGCTGACCTTCACCGCCATCTCCCGGGCTAAAGGCGTGTACAGTGAAGCTGAGTACAACGTCCACGAAAATGAGAGGCCCCTGATTGATTTCAATCCGGACCCCGGAAGCTGCGAGCCACCCATGATTTTCCAGCCACCTGCCCTTATGACGGATGCGGACAATGAGGTGTGGTTAGGGACCTGGGGCAAGAATCCCAACTGGGGCGGGTGCTCCGTATGGGTATCCGACACTAATGAGTACTACCGCAAACTTGGAACCATTGACTACCGGGCACGCTACGGCACTCTGGCTGCGCCACTTGAGATTGAGGACACCTCACTTGAGATGGTGCTCAATCAAGGTGAATTTACTTCTGTGGATGCTACCAGTGCTAAAAACGGGGACACTGTCATGTACATCGACGGAGAGGCGCTCTCTTACCAGACGGCTGAGCTCCTGGACAACGGACACTGGAAGCTGTTCGGACTTGTCCGTGGCCAGTTTGGCAGCGACCCCGAGTACCATCCGACCGGTACGCAGATTGCAAGGTGTGATGAGGCATTCCTGCGGTCCGGACTCAAAAATGCTTACATTGGCAAGACGGTCTACTTTAAATTTACCGCCTTTAATGTGTTCGGAGGTATGGAGCAGTCGCTCGCCGATGTGCAGGCCTATCCGTTTATTCCAAAATCCGTGCAGATCCTCCCTCCGGATGTGGAGGTTCTTAATGTTGAAAAGATGTCCTCATCTATCCGCCGGTACTGGTGGAAATACACTTATCCCGACCCGAACGACATTGCCGGATTTATCCTCAAGTACACGCAGGGCAAGGAATTAAACTGGGAAACCGGCATAGCTGTCCAGGAAGGGTTGATTACAACCCAGCCTTACGAAACGCAGACCATCCGGCAGGGCACTCACGCCGTCATGATAAAGGCCGTGGACACCAATGGCAATGAGTCCAAAAACTTTGCGTATTGTCTACTCGACATGGGGGATTTGCTCCAAGAAAACGTCCTCTTTGATAAAGACTTTGGAGCGGCGGGCTTTGCCGATGTTAAAAACAACGGCACGGTCTTATCTGATGGCTACATCCACGCCGTCAACTCCACGAAAATGTGGCATGAAAAAGGCCGAAAGTTTTGGAGCACCAAAGACGCTAAGATGTGGGATAGCTCCTTTCAATCCTACATTGCCAACTGTCAATTTAAGGCCCCGGCAAGCGGCCAGTTTTGGCTCACCACGGACATTGAGGGACCGGCAGTCGTTTACTACCGGCTGGCTCTCAACTCCTCCTTCTGGCCTGCCAATAAGGCGGACGCCAGCTTTTGGACGACTCAGAAAAAGAACGCTAACGTATGGGATACTACTGCAGACCTTTGGAAACAGTGGTCTGACAAGGTAGAGGTTCGGGCCGGTGACGATATCCAGATAAAGGTTGAGGCAAAGAACAACTCTTATCAAGAGACGATTATCAAAGGCCTCCATGCCTATGTCGATGTGCCGGACCGGCAGGAACACTTTGAAGATTTGGCGGTGCCCGCCGAGGGGATGGAGCTCCCGATTACCACGCCGTTTTATGAGACTACGGCGGTCCACATCGACGCCGTGCAGGATGATGATGCTGTGACCGTTAAAGTCTTGAGCAAGACGCCCTGCGTCATTGCCTTGCTGGATAGCACAGGCAAGCAGGTAGCCGGGACAGTGGACATCACATGGCAGGGATTTGTTAATGAGTTACTGGAGGGTTAAATGACAGACGTTAAAAAACTACAGACACTGGACGGGATGCTTGACTATCCCGATCCAAACGATGCTAGCAAGGGCACAACTGAGCAGCAGTTTCAGGAATATCTTAAAAACCACTATGCGGTAATGTACTCCCTTGTGTCCATGGCTCTCTGGCAGCCCGGGGCGACGTACATTAAGGGACAGGTGGTACTGTCTCCGAACATGCCCGCCAACACTATTGCAAGAGTGACCACGGCAGGCACCAGCGGCGCCGCTGAGCCTGTCTGGGGAGCCGTAGGCTCTACTATCTCCGACGGGACTGCGGCCTACATTATGCTCCCAAGGACCATTGACTTTGCCACGCAGGCTGAGGTGACGGCAGGCACTAACAAGGATAAAATCGTAACCCCGGCCATGCTGGGCCAGACCGTACAGGTGGACCTTGCAAGCACTAAGAGGGTAAACCTCAATGAAGCTGATAAATCAGTAACACCCGGCATTACCGGCATCCTTCCCGTGGCCCACGGCGGCACAGGTTTGGACCACCTGCCATACACGCCAAACGTAAAAGGAAGCGCATGGGATGGTACGCACTTCCCGGCCATCGGCTCTGATGGTGTAGCAGAAGTAGGCAGCATCCTTGACTTTCATGAAAAGAGCGCCGACGATGCTGATTATTCCCTACGTCTGTCAAGTTCAGACGGAAAGCTCCTGGTCAACGGCACTGACATCATGAACTATATCAAATCGCAAGCTGGCGTTGTCGCAGGCAACGTCTCCAACTCAAACAGCTGGTGGGTGAAATTGGGCGGTACCATTCCGCTCATTATACAGGGTGGACATGCCAGTGTAAATAATGGGAACTATGTAGGCTTCCCCATCTCGTTCAATTCAAACTGCGCCAGTCTTGCCATGCAGAATGATGGTAATTATTGCCAATACTACCTCTATAACGTGTCGAACACTGGATTTAACTATGGCGGCAGTGCGTCTTACACACACTGGATTTCCTTCCTTGCCTTTGGCCTGTAGACAGGGTGGATATGGTAGCACAAACGTAACTTTCCCTATTGCCTTTTCAAGGGTGTTTACTCCGCTTATTACCGCCATGAACGATTTAAAAACGCAGAACAACCTGCACATTAATTCGTACTGGAACACGGGATTTAGCTGCTATAACAACAACTATGCGATTCTTTGGATAGCATTTGGAGTATAGACAGGGTGGATATATTTACTCACAAGGATGGGCCGCCTATCCGATTTCTTTCCCGTCTGCCTGCCTGTACGCTAACTCGGTCGCATACTCAGGCGACTGGGATTATCACTCTTCGATGCACGACAAAACAGGATTATACATCTATGGCGATGGTACAAACAAACTGTATATTGCAGTAGGCTATTAACCTCTTCCAAAAGCTATCCAGTACCACCAATAATCGTAAGGATTATCGTTAGCTTGGTTCCTTGCTTCGCTATAAAAGCCTGTATTTGAAACTGACGAGACAATAACGGAATATTCCCATCCATTGTTGTTTCGGGTGGCGTACACTCCAAAAACTTGAGAAAAGGCGATGGGAAATGTCTGATTGCCTCTGTTGCGATTTCCACCCTGTCTACAGGAAATGATTGACTTGCCGTCGGACATTAATAGCCAATTACTGTGAAAAAGGTATTGGCGCCATAGCTTGCTCCACCGGCACCTTTACTTGTCCATTGCATATAGGATTTTTGCAAGTTGGTGATTGTTGGGGACACTTCATGGGCTGAGTAGGCTCTTCCTAAAAGGGCCCCTATGACGGCATATGGGAAGGAAACAGGATAGGTAAAGGTAGCTGTTTGGTCTTGCCCTACGCTACCATATCCACCCTGTCTACACACCCATGGCTACATAGGACACTGGACAGCCAGTAGAGGCCCAACAACCGGCTCCTGTGTTGGAGAGCCAGGCAAGCCACGGTGGCCACTGGTCTGATGGGCCGTTTCTAGGGGAAAAGGTGCAACACAAGACGCTGGAAAAGGCCACTGGAAAAGTGACTGACTGGCCTGCGCTAGCTCCACCCTGTAGAAATGTATTCCCGGCCAAGCCCGCCACATACGATTTTATCGGATATCGGTAAAACCCTATCCGCCATTTGCCCTTACTTTTTCCAATTTTCTGAGTAGCATATCAGTATCACAACTCTCTCCGCTTTTACCGCATATCTCAGACTATGTCCTCTGCCAGTCAGTAACAGGTTAGTATCACAGGGACTCAATGGCTTTCCGGAGCTGCCGGAGCGTCTTATGGGTGTACACACTGTTGGTTACGCCCTGCCGGGCATGGCCGAGAATCATCTTCCGTGCATTTTCATTCACTTCTGCACCGTCAAGCAGGGTAGCACAGGTATGGCGAGTGTCGTGCGGCTTGTGCTTCTCACCGTGGACGAGTTTCATGACTCTCCTAAACGTCCTTGCAAAACGGCTATAGTCGTAGGGCTTGCCCTGGACGTTCACGAGATAGGGGCCTTCGCTTGCAAGGCGTTTTTCAATCAATGGCCAGATGAGGTGATGAATGGGGACAATGCGGATACCGGCGGCCGTTTTGGACTTGGTGACCCGCAGGAATTTCTGCCTGCGGTTAATGTCAGACTTGAGAAGGTTCCTAAGCTCTCCATTCCGCAAGCCGGTGTAGATGAGAATCAGCACCAAGTCAACGTCCGGTACGGTAGAAACCAGTTTCCAAAGCTGATTGATTTTCCGCTTGCTAATGGCGTGATGCGGATTCACAGGTCTGTTTCTACCGATGTGGATAAGCCCCGTAAAGTCACGGCTTGTGTATTCCATCTTCCGTGCATAAGCGAAAGTTAAAGAAAGCAGGTTCCTTACCTTCTTTTTCGACGCATAAGATAGGCCCTGCATGGAGTCAATGACTGCCTGTAAGTCTTTATACCTTATGTCCTCCACAGGTCTGTCATAGAGGCTTGAACAGTGCTTATACGCTGATTCATAGCCTTTAACTGTTGATTCTGTGACACGAAAGTATTCGACGTGCTTCGGTTTCCATCGTAGGTACAACTCACTAAATGTTATTTTAGAAAGGCGGTGCCGGTCATGCGATTTGTTCCAATCGACCTGAAACGCAAGGGCTTCCTACTTAGTCGGGAAGTAACCCTTTACCTTCTGCTTACCGTTTTCCGTCACTACGAACGCCCACGGGTTCCTCCGTGAACCGCTTAAATGCTTTATGCAACCATACCCATTTGGGTTTTTCATATAAATATCAGCTCCCTTCTATGGGGGCTATTTTAGTATAAGGAGACTAACATGGACAGTACAGATACCTCCCTGCAGTACGTCAGTGTCTACAACGCAGACACAGGGGAGCGAGAGACCTCCTATGTCTGCGGCATCCACGGGGAGACCGTAGACGAACTCAAGGCCCTTGCCGCGAAGAATTATCCCGACGGCATAGCCATTGAGCAAGATGGGGCGGCGTGGAATGAAGCCGTGCAGAATGACCTTATCTACAAGACTGGCCAGCTGGTGGAAAGACCTGCCCCGACGGAAGATGAGGTACGGGAACAGAAGCTGGCCGCTCTCGACAGTGAGTACAGTCAGAAGATTTCCAACGTGGAAACCGAGATGGCAAAAGCCAACGCCATTGGAGATACGGAGTATCTTGATGACCTAAAGGCCGAACGTGAGACTTTAGTCAGTGAGTATACGACCAAGAGGGGAGAGATTTAAATGGAAAGATGTTTCTTGTGCCACCGCAAAATGGATGAAAAGACAGGCCTCTGCACGAATCCGAAATGCGTGAGAAGTAAGCCTTTGCCCGAAAAGAAGGAAGAAAAGAAGGACGGTGAAAAAGCATGACCATTGAAAAATGTAAGGACTTTATCAAGGACGGCTACGGCACATGGGACGATACGTCCAAGCCAACTACCTTTGCCAATATGTATGACTTCATGAAAAATCAAAACAATGTAGTCATGAACCTTGCCAGTGGCATTTGGCAGCCGTCAACGTCCTACACCGTCGGCGCCATCATCCGAAGCCCGAACCTGCCTGCCGGATGCGTTGCCACCTGCACCACTGCAGGTACAAGCGGAACCACGGAGCCAAAATGGACTGCCTACGGTACGACGGTGGCCGATGGTTCCTGCAAATGGAAGGTAAATACCGACTCACAGGATACAATGGTCAGCGAGATGAACAAGGCTATCACAAGCGCCATTAATTCTCTGCATAATACGATAAAGTCGGAAATTACAAAAACGCTTTCGGACACCATGCATGCCCAGTACCCGGTGGGGAGTTACATCTACTCAGATAAATCGGCCAATCCATCCACTTATCTTCCTTACATGAGTGACACCACATGGGTACAGACGGCGGCAGGACGTGTGCTCATTGGCGCTGGCAAGGCGGATAGTGGGACAGTCTATAATGCAGGAGCTACCGGCGGTGAAGAAAAACACAAATTATCCATTGAGGAATTGCCTGTTGTAAAAGGCGACTTACAGTTTAGGTTACTCAATGGTGATAGTAATATTGTAGCCGGTGGGTTTAATAAGAGTCCGAACGGTGTTTTCACGTATAAGCAGCACGGAGGGGGCGAATGGGGCGGCTCTATTCAATCCGGTCCTTCCGCAGCACAAAATACTGATATCATATCAATGAATTTCGGCAATGATGTGCCCCATAATAACATGCCGCCATATGTGACTGTGTACATATTCCATAGGCTGAAATAGTATCCATTGAGGAATTAGCAAATCATGTGCACTCCTTTTATGTAGGTGGATATGTTGGCTGGGCTGTAGACACTGCCAATTCCCAGAAATACGTTTTTAACTATGATCATGCGTTGAACACTAGTGGAACAACATACACTGGACATATTACTCAAGATACAGTCTACCCACAAGGCGGCAATGTGCCGCACAACAACATGGAGCCTTACAAAGTCGTTTATATTTTTAGGAGGACCGTTTAAAGATGTAAACAGTTTGATAAGGTTGCATGTTGTTATGTGGTTTGTCGCCGCCAACACTAACTGTATTTACCGTATCAGTAGCCTTGTTTGTATATCCAAAACGCTGAGGAACAGTTGCTCCACTTAAATTCCCACTGGTTTCTAAGTTAACAATCGGATTAGGATTCCCATCAGATGTTGTCATTCTCTCTTGATGCATGTGAGGAGCCAATTCCTCAATGGAGGTTATGCGGTCCTATGAAAGATATAAACAACCTTATATGGTTGCATGTTCATATGCGCCGCATCTCCGCCCGTTGGATACAAATGATTTTCATTGCTTAATCCTGGACCGCACAAGAATGCAGTATGCGCATTTGCACCAGCCCTGCCCGCCATAAACTTGCCCCCTTTGGAGTCTTCTAGCGTAGTGCCTAGATTGTCACTGAAAAGCTTGTATTTGTGCGTGTGGGAAGGCATTTCCTCAATGGGTAAATACCATTCATTGATGTTTTTCCATTGGTTCTCATAGAAAGAAGGTGTTTCCTTTGATTTATCTAAAATATGTAATCCTTGCTTTTTGCCAGCTTATCTGTATGGCACTCTGTTATCTCACTAATCCATTCATTGTGTTATTTTCCGACGATGAAGGGGAGCTACCAGCCTTCCTAAAGCTCTGGCAGACGTGGGATAGCGCATTAGACAACCGCCAGTACGTTCTTTATGACTGCCAAAAGTGGCTGTCTTATGACTTTGATGATTATTATGACACTGCCGTTATGACCATAGGACACGGGCGGTCAAAGAAGATTGTCTTAGCGAAAAAGCCGTTTCCAAAACGTCTTTGGCTAAAGCACTACCTTAACCGTGTCTTCTGGCTTTACCGCAACTGCGGATACGGGTTTGCTTTCTATCTTTTCGGAGTGGATACAGACCCGAAAACTATCCGCCGGAAAAGCGAACACTATTCTACCTGTTCCAATGCCTTCCGTTACAAGAACGATGACCCTATCAACAAGTATTTGAAATGGTGTATTTATCTAGGCTGGAAGTATGATTTCTCCAGCCCTTGCCGGGCCATGATTGCTACAAGATTCACCATCCATAGGAGATGAAAAATGGACTATTACTCTATTGCGGTGTCACTATTTTCCCAAGGCTCTTATGCCGTGCTTTCCTTCTTTATCGGCTACCTTTTAAACAAAGAACGTGGCAGCAAGAAAAAGCGGGAAAGCACGGAGTGCGGGATACGGGCCCTTCTCAAGATTGAACTTCGCCGGATTCATGAGAAGGGGCAGTCTGAGCACAAGATTTCCTACGCCGACGAAGCCAGCGCCGAGGAAATCTACAGTACCTATCACGCACTGGGTGGAAACGGCCAAGGGACCTCAATGATTCAAGACCTTCGAAAGCTCCCGAAAGCGTAGGTGATCATAAATGAAATACATTAAAATGCTGATGTATGAAAACAACGAATTATCCCTTACAAGGGCGCTTGCCATTGTGGGGTGGATTGCCTTCCTGGCGGTGTCAGTCTACCTTGTCATGGAGCACCAATACTGGCAGAACTATGACACGTTTGCAAGTATTACGGGCGGCGGTGGTGGTGCCATACAGGTGGCGAACAAATTGATTAACAGTAAATATAATAGCCGTCCGGGCGGTTATGGAGAGGAGCATAAAGATAATGGATAGAGAAATTTCTTTGGATGAGCTTAGTGAAATGCTTAAAGGCGGGGATTATTCCAATGTCTACATGCATGTGACGGCAGGGCATTACGGCCAGCATTTTAGTGACTACCACTTGAACATTGACAGTGATGGATCCTTGCACCTTACAAAGCCGTTGGACGAAACGCCTTCCGCTACGTGGCACAGGAATACAGGTTCCATCGCCGTTACATTATGCTGCGAGCCGGATGCACAGTTATTCGCTGATGGAACAGTGGACTTTGGGAGTGAGCCGCCTACAAGCGAGCAGGTTGAATGTCTTGCACAGGTGCTGGCTACGATTTCTAACGCCACCGGCCTTCCCATCGACAGTGACCATATGATGACCCATGCCGAAGCGGCTGAACTTGACGGCTACGGCCCTAATACCACCTGTGAGAGATGGGACTTGTGGGAACTTCCCGACAGCCGTGAATGGGGTTCTGGCGGTGATTATATTAGGGGGAAGGCCCTCTATTATCAAAATCAATGGGCGAATGAAGATGAATGAGAGTTGGAAGGCGGACACTGTGAAGGCCGTGGCCTTTGCAGTCCTTGCAGTGGCTATTATTGCGTCCATTACTATTGCTATCCATTGGGACAGAGAGGAACGCAGGGAAAGGCCTGTAACGATAACACAAGAGGATGCAAAGGACCCTAAAAAGATAGAAGAACAGTTAAAAGTTACTCCCATTGAAAGCCGGGTCATAACCCGTGAAATTCAGCGTTCTTCTGATATGCCGCCGGCGGTTACCTATTATGTGCAGGCCCCGACAGTGAAGGAGGCCGCAGAGCGGGCGGCCACCGCCATAAAGGCTAATGATAAGTCCCTTCCATCGGCGGCGATTGCAAAGGCGGACCGAACGGCGATAGTCCCGAATGAAGATAAGCAGAAGGTGGATATCTATAAAATCAGCCTTCGGAAAGCCCATAAAATAAAGACAGGTGTTACTTACATTGGCGATAGACCTTACATATCCGCCGGGTATCAGGCAGGCCGATGGGAGGGCACTTTGCATTTCGACGGAAGCCACGTCAAAGGGGGTTCCGTCATGTATACACTCTGTGAATGGTAA